CTTTTCAGAAGGGGTAGGTTGTTGTTGATTTTCTTGAGCAGGTGCTTGTTTAGCTTTTTCTTCATCTTCTTTTTTCTTAGCTTCAGCTTGTTCTATTGCTGCTTTTCTTTCTTCTGCTCTAATTTTAGCTTTTTCTTTTTGAACTGCTAGTTGAGTTAGTTGATCATTTGCCTCCATGATAGCATTTGTATCATTATTTTCGATTGCAAGTTTTAAATTGTTTTTTACTTGCTCTCTTTGTGCATCAACTCTAGCTTCAAACTCTTTTAGATAATTATCAGATTCAACATTGTATCTTTTTTCAATATCATCTAATCTTTTTTTCATGCCTGCTGCAACTTGTTCAGCTGCTTTGGCTTGTCGTTCAGCTTCTTCTCTTCTAAAAGTTAATTTATCAATTCTTCTGTTTTGTTGTTTGTATTTTTTGTAAAGATTTTTAAAATCCTTTTCATCTTCAGGAATTTCATCTTTTTCACCTTCAATCTCTTTACCTTCAGCTTTTAAATCTTGTTTAAGATCTTCAACCTTATCTTCTTCAACTTTAATTTCAGGTTTATCATCTTTTTTTTCAGTTTCTTCTTCTGAAGTTCCGTGATCCGTGTACCCTAAATCAACTTCTCCAAAATTTAATTTAGGATCTTCTTTTTTATCGATATTATTAGCAGATTCTTTTACCTCAACGGTTAAATCTTCTTGCTTTACATCATCAGTATCGATTTCGATGTCTTTCTTAGATTGTTTTACTTCTTCTTGAGCCATCATTATTTCTCCTTAGTATAAAGTAGCAATGTCTTCGGGTTTTTGAATAACACCGATAATTTCATCGTCATTTAAAATTCTATGCTCGCCCCATTTGTTTTTAAAACGAGATCCTGCATATCGTCCATACATTACAAACTGACCATTCTTGCACCACGGACCAAGGGGAAACTTTTCTTTGTCTCTATAGCAAAGATTTCCCATTTTAATGACTAAACCTACAACAGTTGTTGCTTGAATAGTTTCAATAGTTGTATCTGCTAAAAGAATTCCACCTTTAGTTTTTTGTGCGCCAGCAAATGGTCTGATAAGTAAACGATAACCTGTTGGTTCTGGAAGAGAACTTACGTATTCTTCTTGTTCCTCTTTGGTTTTAGGTACGATGAAATTATTTTCATCACTTGCTATGTTTTTTTCAGTCTTTTTCATTGTCATCTCTGAGCTGCTCACTTAAATCCTCCTTTAGCTGATTAAGCGAACTGATTTGTCCCCTAGAATACTGTAATTTCTCATAATTGTCTATACTCCCATAAATCACTTGCTCGCTTATACTTGTTATTTTTTTATCGATAAGTCTTTTGACTTCTCGAATAGTCTCGATATCTAATGTTGCCATAGTTTAGTGGTTTATATGGGAATTAAATGAAATGCAACTACTTCTTGCCTTTGAATATCTGCGTTCCTTTTATACCATAAACGCTCGCCACGACAAGAATCCATAAATTTGTGAACCAGCTCGGAAGCTGTGAGAAATATTCGAAGAAAAGTTTTACTTTGTCCATAGAACTAGGATCATCACTTAGAACTGCCCAAGCGAGCACCAACACGGGGGCCGAGAGGATAATTAAAATAAATTCGTCCTTATAATCTGATTGTCTAGCTTCTAATAATTTACCCTGATAAGCTTCTTCACCACGTGCTTGACGTTCTGCATGCAATAATTGTGCATCAGACATTGCAATCTTTGCTTTTTGTTTGTTGGCGTAAATTTTACCGCCTGCTTGTAGTGCGAGTTTTGCTAGTGTGAACCAAGCCATAATATTTTTCTCTTCTCCTTAAACACATATAAGGTATCATTTCTTTTAAACAATTCCAAGCCTTATCCCCTGTTACTTTCCAACGAAATAAATGTCTATGATTTAGGTTTTTAGGGGTAGTTGCAAAAAAAATACCACCCCACATGACGTGAAATCGTGAAACCATGTCCACATCTGTAGTTTCAACCTTAACTTCTAATCGTTTTGGTCGTTTTTGACCACGGCTCCAGACTCCAAAACTACCTTCACCATCAAAAACACCTGCAAGAACTAAAATTTTGTTTTTTCTTGTAAGTTTATCAAATGCTGTTTGGTTTTCCTTTAAGGATTTTAGGTAATTTTGGTTTTGGAAGTTTAATTCCTTGTGGATTCGGTCCTCTTTTTGGAGGTGGTCCAAATTTTTTACCACCACTAAGTCCTTTATTGAACCTTGTTGATTTGTTCTGCTGTGATTTTACCTTGAGCATAAAGTTTTTTCCTATCGCCCTTTGTAGTTTTAGATAAATCTATTTTATTTTCATCTTTTAAAACTATAATTTCTTCTTTTTTTGGTGTAAATAATTTTTTTATCCAGTTCCACATTAGTTTCTCCTTTGCATTTCTTTTATTCTTGCAATATCAAGCTTCTCTTCTGCAACTCTTATTCTTTCTTGCTGACCAATTCTTGCTTGATCTAGTTTAGCTTGTTCAATAGAAGTATCAATCATACTTTCGTTTTGTTTTCTTTGCTCTTCCATTTCAAACTCTTGTGATTTACGCTGCATGTCCATAGCTTTTAAATCTAACTCTCTTGATTTTAATGCAACTAAAGGATCTTGTTGTTGGCTTCCTGCTTCTGCCTGTACTAATGTAGTCGTTAACTCAACAACTCTCTGAGCAACCATTGCATTGTATTGCACTGTCCATGCTTCAGGATTAACTTCGGATAATTGGACTAATGAAGGATCTTGAGCCATGGCTTCTACAACTTCTTGATTTGCTTTCATTGAAATATGTTCTGAAATATGTGATTGAAGTAATGCATACACTTGTGGATTTACTTGTACCATTCTTGATTTCATAAATGCCATGTGAGCTTGTATGTGAGCTTCATGATCTTGTGTTGCAAATACTTTTAATGGTTTTAAATTCATAGCATCAGTATTTTCTAACGCTGGATCTTTTGGTATCGGTTGCTCTACAGGTTTTAATAAACTATCAATAGCCTGTGTACCTAAAGCTTCATAGACTCTTCTGTATGCTTCTCTGATATCATGCAATGCAGGATTACTCATTGCAATTTTTAATTGTTCATTTGCAACTGTAACTCTTTGTGCAACTGAAAAAGTATTTGGATCTGCAATCGGAAGTACATCTACTCTACCATCAAAGTCCATGGACTTAACCATTTGGTCTGCTCCATAAACCTGATACGGGTAGATAGGGGGTAAATACGTAGCAAAAATTTTATGGAGCATTCTGAACTCTTGTCTCATAGAATAGTAACATCGTTTATGAATTGCACTCATAACACGTGAACCTCTTTCTAATAAAGCAAGGGTTGTTCCCACAGCTCTATTTTGTGCATCTTCACCAACTGCCATGTCAGCAATGTTTGCAAAACGTTGACCTGCGTTTACAACGAAACCTAATAAACTATATAAAGTTTGACTTGGTTCTTTAAAAGGTAAAATCTGAAATTGATCTCTTATGTTTCCACCAGGGGCATCCACATCTCTAAACTCACCAGGTTGGAAAGGTTGATCATCATCTCTAATTCTTATACCTCTTGATTTAAAACCAGCAGGTAAGTTTGCTAAAGTACCTGCATCTAATAATTGTCTTAAAGCTTGTGTAGCAGTTCTTGTTAGACCACCAATCATGTGAACTAAACCAAATCCATAAAAGCCTAGACCTGGTAAAAATTTGTAATGTACAAAATACTCTTTTCGTTTTAAAAGTTTATCTCCTTGTTCATAGTTTCTGTATATGCTTAATATCTGTCCTGAGCCTTCATCAATAGTTACAATGTAAGGAACTTTAATTTTCTTTTCATTGTCATCAGGGTTTTCAAATTTTTCTAAATTTAAATCTACATGCATTTCTAATATTTGATAATTGTATGCTTGTTGATTTGGAGATTTGCCTTCTAACTCATCATATTTTTTTTGTATTGATGTTTGTGAATTTGTTGAAGGTTTAATATCTACATCTCTGTAAAAACCAGATTCCATTTTCTTATACAAATCATTCTCAGACATTCTAAGAACGTGAGTAATTCTTTCACAATCTAATAAACTAGATGCGTAGTATGGAACGATAATATCTTCGGCAGGAACAAACTTTGCAACAGGTCTTTCCATGAGTTCA